ATTAAAGAACACAAACAAAATATAAATGCTTTGTGTAACGAATTAGAAGATAGATGTAATGCAATTAATTATTAAAAAATAAAAAAAATGAGATTTACAAGAATAGACCCAAAGCTTATTAAACAACATAAAAATTCAGTAATGAATCAACTTATGTTAAATATGAATAAACCAACTGGATTAACTCCTCTTGAATTAAGAGCAAAATTAAAAGAATTAAGTAAAAAAATAGATGAATTAGATGAATAATATAGAAAATTGCATTGGTAGTGGTGTAAAAATCACTCAAGTTGAGTTCAATATTGGACTTGATGGTCATATGTACACTGAAAATGGTGTTGCTAATTTAATAAAGCAAGCTGGATTTAAAATGTATGATGACGTTTATTTCGCAACAACAGGTCAATACCTTGGCGAAGATGAACCTACTTTTGTAGGTCTTAGCTCAATTATTGCCTCAAAAGAAGAAATAATAAAAAAAGTTGAAGATTTATGCGATATACTCCAACAAGATTGCATAGCAATATTAATTGACAACTATGAAGGTAAATTAATCTATAACAAAAGACACTTAAAACAAGTGCCTAAACAAGAATTTGATATAGATTTCTTTATTCATTCATATAATAAAAAGAATTTTAATAAAAATTATAAATAAATGAAACAAGGATATATAACAGTATTAGATTTTGAAATAGGTAGTGTATTTCAATATGACATAGCAGATTGGGACATGCAAACAGAAGCATGTGAACAGTTTTTAGAAGATAAAGGCCATAATATCACTAATTGTGAATGGATGTGCCATAAAGATGGTGCTATAAAATTTGATTACCCTAAAGAGGTAACAGAAGATTTAAGAAGAATTGATATTAATATGGATGGAACAAGAGAAATTTGCGGATAATATGAAAAAAATAAAGAAAACATCAGATAAATTTAAAATGTTCTTTGATGGGTTACCTCACAAAGGATATATGCTTGGTGATTTACCACCTACATTTGGCAAGAAATGGATCGAAGATTATGATGAGGAAGGTGAATTAAAACTAAAGCAAGGTATTAGTAAATGGTATAATTATAAAGGATTAACATGGATAAGAATAACGAATTAGAAATAAGACAAAAACTTAACAATGATGCGTTTGATAAAGCTCAATCGCAGATATATAATCTTAAACAAGATATTGTAAGACAAAAAGAAGAAATAAGAGTAGGTGGAGATGGTACTATTCCAGTAGAACTATTAAAAACTTGCTTACAGTCAAGCGAAAAACAGTTGGCTATATGGGAATATATCAATGAATTAATATGGCATGATATGGACCATGAACTACCAACACAGAAAACTTGGCATAAATTACAAACTAAATACGATTAACTTACGATAATATATATACATATTGTTATTATTTATGCGGGCGTATGTGGTACAATTTAAAATACCAATGCATACGAGGTGTACCGCAGGAAGTGTCTGGAAGCAAGTGCACGAGCGAAAGACAATATAAACAGATTAAGAGTATAAGGCGCTGAGCGCATCTTTGTCATTCCAGTTTTGTCCACTTCCACATTATATTGCGCGGTAGAGCAGATGGTCAGCTCGCGAGTCTCATAAACTCGAGGTCGGTGGTTCGAATCCACCCCGCGCACCTAACTTTAAATTAAATAAATGGATTATATAAATAAATTAGAAAAGTATCTAGGCGATAAATATGATTGCTTAGTTAAAATCGGTGAAAATTTAAATAACCCCGATTTAGAATTATCTGAGTGGTATACTGCAGATGATTACACAGTGTATGTTATGACAAATGATGCTAGAAACATTGATTGGGAAAATGATGTATACTATTATGAACCAAGTTTTGATATCATTATAGATAGAATACATGAAACAGTTGATGATATGGGTTTTGGCGGTGAAGTTAAAATATATATGGACACTGAGCAGTGGTTACCTGAACAAGATACTATTGATTGGTTAGAAGATAAAGATGGCAACTAGAGCATTAATAAGAGTCATACCCAGACAAGAAGGTATTGCGTATGACAAAGGACATATCTATGTAGAAGAGTCTTTAGTAAATATATACAACCATTTCGATGGTCACCCTGAGTATTTAGGTATTAAACTAGCTAAGTTTTTATTACCTTATAAAGTTAAAAATGGTGTTTCTAACTTAGTTCTGCAAGATTTTCCACAATTGGCTAATGGCCCAGAATGTTTAGCAGCACAATTAGTTAAACAATTAAAAACAGATGTTGGTAATGTATATTTATATCCAAGAAAACCTTATAAATATGATGCGGAATATATATATACTTTATATCCTAAAACAGATGAACCTACATATGTAGCTATTTATAAAAACTTTGATGATGAAGTTATATTTGTAGGTACACCAGATAAATTAATTAAAAAGTATGACAGACAAAGAGATAAACAAATTAGCAGCACGAGTAGCTGATCTTGTACTTAAAAAATTCGTAGATTATTATGAATTTCAACAAGAACCTTTAGAGGCATTTAGACCTACTGAAGAAGATGTACTAGATTTTGAAATATCAAGACTTAAACAGCTATTGTTCAAATATGAAGATCAAGAAGAATATGAAAAAGCTGCAATTGTTAAGAAAAAACTAGAAATATTAAATAAAAAACGTAAAAAATGAGTGATTTTAATGTAATGCTCGCACACCCATATGGCAAAAAAGCGTTTGATAAAGACTCTTTTATCCAGCCAAAACTAGATGGTGTTAGATGCTACATAACTAAAGACGGCGCATTTAGCCGCAACCATAAAGAGTTTAAAACTGTAGATCACATTAAAGATCTGTTTAAACCTATATTTGAATTGGCACCCGATATAATACTTGACGGTGAACTCTACAACCACCAATTTAAAGACAACTTCAATAAAATTATATCCCTTGTGAGAAAACAAAAGCTAACTGATGAAGATAGAGCTGAAGCTGAAAAGTATATACAGTTTCATTGGTATGACTTTTACAACCCAAGTGATAAATTTGCAACATATAGAAGAAGACATCAGCTTATTAAACTAAACGTAACAGAGCTGCAATCCATATTTCATAAAATCTTAAAATTTCCAATCGTGCCAGTTGAAGCATATGAAGTATCTTTACTTGATTCAGCTAAATTATGGCATGATCACTATATTAAAGATGGTTATGAAGGTAGTATAATTAGAAACAACAAACCTTATGAACAAAAAAGAAGTTACAACTTACAAAAATTCAAAGATTTCCATGACACAGAAGCGACAATTGTTGGCTATGTTGAAGGCAAAGGTAAAAGAAGCGGAACAATTGGCAAATTCTTGGCTGTTGATAGCAATGGCATCAATTTCGGCATGCCTGTTATGGAAGATTATGACACTATGGCAATGATGCTTGTTAATGTCAAAGATTATATTGGCAAAACAGCTACGTTTACATACTTTCAAAAGACGCCTAGAGGATCATATAGACATCCTCTATTTAAATCTATTAGAAATTATGAATAAACCTTTGGGTAAATTAATTGTGTACAACAGGGGACCTCAAGAGTATTTAATTAATCAAGAGGTCAAACCGTTTATACAAGAAAAAGTAATTAATGATATATTAAACAGCCATCCACCTGGTGTGGTTTGGGAATACGAAGAATTATGACAAAACTAGTAGATTTAATTGTACCTTTTATGATAGCAGTAACTATGGGTTTTAGCGGTTATGCTGTAGCCCTTATTGCTGATTATATTAGAAAAACAATAATAATACCTTTAATATGTATGTTTATATTTGATATGGTAACATTATATGGTTACTATGCAATAGAAACCTCTAAATTACAAATGATGATGGGTGTTATGTTAGGTACTATATTTAAAATAGTATCATTTATATTATATCAAAAATATTTAAGTAATGAATAAAATAAAATTAATTTGCGCAGCTTTAGCATTGCAAAGTTGCTATATAGACGATGTAGATATGCCTACATATGTCGTTCCAGATAACCTCTGTGATTGTGTATATTATGATGAAGAAAGAGGTAAATGGGATGTTATTAAATTACAACCGGGCACAAGAAGTGTAGGTTGGTTAACCTATTCAAGAAGAGCATATTGTGAAGAGGTAATAAGAGGATATTTAACTAATTGTAATTAAAATGAGTAGAAAACTATTTAATCATATGATAAGTGTGAATTTATTTAATATGAACGCAAAACGTAAAAGAAAACAAAATGCTAATAAAAAACAGAAAAAACGGACATAGAGATTATTTATGGAACTCAATATATGAGTTACGTAAAGATATAACTAATTATGTTTTAAAATGTAAAGCGAAAAATAAACGTATAAAACTACATAAATTAGATCACAAAGCAGAATTGATTATAAAGTACTCTGAGAAACTTAAAAAGTTTCAAGAGACTCCTACCTTAAGATGACAATAGGTAGTAATATTTAATAGAGTAATAGGCTAATGTCATACAGGAAAATAGATTATTTAAATAGGAATAGAATTATATATAATAGAGATCCTATAACTGATAAGCCAACAAAAATATTTACCTGGGGTAAATTTTATGAAAATGGAACATACGAGTGCTATGAGTTATTTAAAAGTAAAGCAAAAATAACTAGTTTTAAATCACTTAAATGGCACTTGTTAGTTCTAAAGTATTTAAACCCAGAGCTAGAAGATAAAGATTTTAATAATCTTGCATATTATATAACAAATAAAAAAAATAATTTTATTACTTTTAATATAAAAGAAAAGTATTTAGTTGACATGTTGGATAATTTAGAAATAGATCGACCACCGGTTAATAGAAAACGAAAGGTAGTGTTTAATCAACAAACTAAATTAACAACAAACGAAAAATTACAAATAGTAGGTAAACTAATTGGTAGATCTTCAGTTGTAAAAAAAGAAGATATTTATCAATGCATGTTAAATTTACACGAATCAAATAAAAAGATAACATGGGTTTCGGTTGCAAAACTATTAAACTGTTCTGTAAGAACTGTTTATCGTAATTTAAATAAAAAATTAAAAATTGAAAAAATTAATTTAAATGAAGAAATATAATATATCTAATTATATTAGATACAAAGAAGACGTAAAGGAATCTCAACCTATATTAAGTAATATTGTTGACTATAATAGAAATGATTTAATAAATAAATTTCTACCATTAGTAGAAAATATAGCAAGAAAATTTTCAACTTCACAACAAGCATCAGGAATATTAGATATAACTGATTTAATACAAGAAGGATCAATAGGACTTGTAAAAGCAGTTGATAAGTTAGATTATTCAGTATTATCTGAATCAAAAGATAAAGAAAAAACATTAAAATCGTTTTTTTTCAAACGCATTAAGGGTGCTATACGTAGAGCTATAGATCATAATAGAGGTAATATAAGAATACCTGAACATAAAATGAATGAAATACGTAAAAATCCAAAAGATAAAAAGATGGTTGAAATGTTTTTTAATTCTATATTTTTAAGTATAGATAAAAAAACAATGACAGGTGATGAAGATATGGTGTATCAAATACCTGATGAATCTGAACCATATAATATTAATATTCTAAATAGTTATTTAAAAAGTTTAATGAAAAAACATTTAGAAAAAAATGAATATGAAGTCTTAAGACTATCATATGGCCTTGATTGTGATAAGCATTCTGCTATACAAATAGCTGATAAAATTAATATCAAGGGACCTAGTGGTTATGTTAGAGTTTCTGAGCTTAAAAAACAAGCTGTAAGAAAATTAATTGATAATGTAGATCACTCGCAAGTGCTTGATTATCTGTAGTATACAGATGTAAATAGCAATTTTAATATGTAATTATATATAATATAAACCCTTTAAACCTATGACACTTAACGATAAGTTAGCAACTATTCAGACTAAGTTTAAATCGAAAAAAAGTAGATTTAATTCATTCGGCAAATACTACTTCCGCTCTGCCGAAGACATTCTCGAAGCAACTAAACCCTTTTTATTAGAATTAGGAGTTACAATAACATTAAATGAAAATTTAATTAAAAGTAAACCTATGCCTATTATTGAGAGTATAGCAACCATATCTGATGGTAAAAATGCAATTAAAGCAACAGCTTTAGTTGGTGTAGATCTTTTGCAAAAAGGCATGCAAACACCACAGCAGTTTGGTTCTGCTTCAAGTTATGGGAAGAAATACGCATTAGGAAATTTATTCTTAATCGATGACACGCAAGACAGTGATGCTGTAAATGATCATAACAGAAATATGACACCAGATCAAATAACACAAGCTAAAAAATATTTAAAATCTGGCGGTAAACTAGCTACTATTAAAGCAAAATATAATATTAACCCTAAATTAGAACAAGAACTTACAACACTGTAAATGAACAAAGAAGATATTTTAAAAAGGTTAAAAAATGACGAGGATTATTATGGAAATTTTGGTAAAAAGTTTCTTAGTAATTCAGATATTAAAACCTTATTAAAAAATCCTTTAGCACTTGGAAAACCAAGTAAACCTTCAGCTGCATTTCTAGTTGGTGGATACCTACACACTGCTATACTTGAACCAAACAAATTAAAAAAGTATAAAGTAATAGAATCTACCACTAGAAATACGAAGGCATATAAAGAGATTTCAGATGGCGAATTATGCTTACTACAACACGAAGTAGATAAGATAGATCTAATGGTAGATACAATAATGCAAAATGATGTTTGCAAAGATCTCATTAGAAGTAAAAATGTAGAGTATGAAGTGCCAGAAGTAAAAGAAATTGAAGGAGAAATGTGGAAAGGTAAAGCTGATATTATTAATCATGATGAAAGGTTAATTGTAGATTTAAAAACTACTTCAGATATTGATAAATTTAAATATTCAGCAAACCAATATAATTATGACAGTCAAGCATTTATTTATAATCAGTTATTTAATTATGAAATGATGTTTATTGTTATTGATAAACAAACTCTTCAAATAAAAATTTGTGAATGCTCTGAAGAATTTTACGAAAGGGGTCAACGTAAAGTACAAGAAGCAGTATCACAATACCAGTTATTTTTTAAATCAAAAGACTTTGACCCTAAACAATATTTTAAAACAGAAACTTTATAATGGCATCAATAATAAAAACAAGTATTAATTTAAATAATATCCCTAAGGATAAAATTATTGTAGGAGCTAAAGGTAAGTATTTACCTATAAGCTTAACTCTAAATGATGAAGTAGACCAATTTGGTAATAATGGACCTGTTATTGTAGAACAAACAAAAGAAGAAAGAGAAACAAAAGCATCTAAAACTTATTTAGGTAATGCAAAAGTTGTTTGGACTAACGGTATGAATGTAGAAGCAGCACCTAGAATGGATCAGCCAAAAGCAGCAGCTAAAGCTGAACCAACTCAAGAACCTGATCTACCCTTTTAACAAACTAAATACAAACACATTTAGATAATATATATATGCAAATAACAGAGATCAATGGATTTGTGATTGATAAATTTAATCAACATGGTCTAGAGCAGGGTAAGTCTCAAGGAATATGCCCATTATGCTCACACACTAGACAACCTAAAAATAAAAAGCTTAAATGTGCTTCTTATGATTGGGAACGTGGTCTCGGTACTTGTCATAACTGTAATAAAACATTTCAACTACACACTTACAAGCGTAAAGGAGACAGTGAAAAAAATTATATTCGTCCAGAATTCAAAAGTCACAAACCTGTAGGTAGCAAAATAGTTAAATGGTTTAATGACAGAGGTATATCTCAGTCGACCCTTAATGATTTAAATGTATCTGAGGGTCCTGAGTTTATGCCACAGACAAGTAAGACTGAAAACACAATAAAGTTCAACTACATGATGGGTGGTGAACTTATAAATATAAAATATAGAGATGGTAGGAAAAACTTTAAATTATATAAAGGTGCAGAAAAAATCTTCTATAATATTGATAGCATTATTGGTTATGATGAATGTTATATTGTGGAAGGAGAGATGGATGCTTTATCTCTTCATGAAGTGGGGATTACTAATGTTATATCAGTCCCTAATGGAGCTACTTTAAACTCTAATAATTTAGATTACTTAGATAATTGTATTGATTATTTTGAAAATAAAAATAAAATAATATTAGCAGTTGACAATGATGAAGCAGGCCAAGCACTACAACAAGAGTTAATTAGAAGATTAGGTGCAGAAGTTTGCTATATTATAGATTTTAAAGATTGTAAAGATGCTAATGAATACTTAATTAAACATGGTAAAGAAGCTTTTTCAAATATTCTCCAACACCCCAAAGCAGTACCTCTTGAAAACGTTACCACTTTTAATGATATTGAAAGTGAAGTTACAGACTTTGTACAACATGGTTTTAAACCGGGTTACCAAGCTGGTTTATCCAACTTTGACAGAATTTTTTCAACTTATACAGGACAATTTATTACTGTTACAGGTATACCTTCTTCTGGTAAGTCTGATTTTGTTGATCAGCTTGTTGTTGGGTATAACATAAATTATAAATGGAAAACAGCGTTTGCGTCGCCTGAAAATGCACCAACATATTTACATGCACATAAATTAATGCGTAAAGTTTGGCAAGGTATGCCAACCCCTGGTGATATAAATACTAGTCAATGGAAAAAAGTAGCAGAACATATTAATGATAATTTCTTTTTTATTGATATGGAAAGATATACTCTTGAATCGGTATTACGTAAAGGTGCTGAATTAGTTAAACGTAAAGGTATTAAATGTCTTGTTATAGATCCTTTTAATAAAATTAGAGATGTTGATTGTAATACTGAAGATGTTAATAAGTATACAATGGAATATCTTACTAAAATAGAGGTGTTTGCAAAAAAGTTTGATGTGTTAGTTTTTATAGTTGCACATCCAACTAAAATGTATAAAGACAAAGATGGTAAAATTGAAGAACCAAATATGTATAATATAAAAGGTGGTGGTGAATGGTATGATGCTTCTTACCACGGTATATTAGTACATAGAGATTATGAAGCTAAAACTGTTAAAGCTAAAGTTTTAAAAGTTAAGTTTCAAAACTTAGGTGAAAATGGAGCAGAAGCTTATTTTAAATGGGAACCTAAGTCAGGTTGTTTTATACCTCATTTAGATCAGAAGCAAATTAATGATGTAATGCCTTGGGATTGATATGGTATATAAAAAACGTAAAAAAAATTTATTACCTAGTTATATAGCTGATTCAGATGAAGCTGAATGGTACAGATATTGTATTAATAATGATATACGAATATGTACTATACCAGTTGAAGACGAAACAGGTAAATGGAAAATTGGTGTAAATATAGGGCCATATAAAAAAGGTGAAACGCCTTATATGTCACCTCATATATATGATAAAGACACTCTTTATCCTACTTATTATCAAATGTGTAAATATTATTATGATAAACGTAAAAAATAATTTTAATAATGCTAATCAAGCTTTTAGATATTTTTATAAAAAAATAAAAATAGATGGTATACCTTATGGTGATACAAAAGCTTTATTTAATGTTGGGTTTTATTTACAAAACCCGTTAGATATGGAAATAACCCACCCTGACAGAAAGTGGAATAAAGAATATGCTCAAGCTGAATGGGAATGGTATCTAACAGAAGATCCACATATAACACAATTAGGTGAAATATATGGTTCAATCCCTCCTATATGGGAAAAGATGCAAGATTCAGAAGGTAAGTGTAGATCAAACTATGGTTATCAATGGAGTAGAAACTATCAATTAGATCATGTTGTAGGTATGTTACAAGAAATTAAAGATACTAGACAAGCTGCAATAAGTATTTATGATGGTAAAGAAATAAGTACTTATCGTAAAGATACACCGTGTACTTATGCTGTGCAGTTTAGTATAGTTGAAAATGTATTAAATATGGCTGTTCTGATGCGATCTAATGATCTCTGGTACGGCTTTTGCAATGATCAGTATTGTTTTGCACAATTACAAAAATTAGTTGCAGACAGGCTGTCTATTGATGTTGGAAATTATTATCATTTCGCACATAATTTACATTTATATAATAATAAAATTTAAAAAAAAATAATATGTATTATTTATACCATATACCTGGTAAAAAAATAGGTGTCACCCGTAATCTTAATACAAGAGTTACCCTTATACAAGGATATAAAAAAGGTGAATATGAAGTACTTGAATCTAGTGATGATATAGATTATATATCTGATAAAGAAATTGAGTATCAAAAAGCTTTTGGTTATAGAGTTGATAGACAAAAGTATAATAAATTAATAAAATCAAATAAAATGAACGTAAATATTACAGAACAAACAACTACATTTCCTTGTTCATTAGAAGATCTACCTAATGAATTAGAGCAAGTTGTAGATGCTTTTAAGTGGACGACTTCGCATGGAGAATTTGCTGTTACTAATAAAACAATTAAATGGATAATAGCTAATGCTAAAACGTCAATGTATAATGAAAATAGAAGTTATATATATAATAAAGCTTATTATGAAGCTTTTTTAAATGAATTACACACACCACAAAATGGTAATAAGTTTGATAAAATAAGAGCTTGGGCCCAATCAAGAGGTTTATATGATAAAGGAAATACTGAAACACAGTATGTAAAATTAATGGAAGAGGCAGGTGAATTAGCTAAAGCTTTGCTTACAGAAAATCAACCTGAAATTGTAGATGCAATAGGCGATATGGTTGTGGTATTAACTAATCTTGCACATATGAGACATGTTACTATTGAAACTTGTATTAATGAAGCTTATAGACAGATTGAAAAAAGAAAAGGTAAAATGATTAACGGTACATTTGTTAAAGATGAGAATTAAAACAGAAGATAAAATAGTTCAAGCTGTTTTAAGGAAAATGGATGAGCGTAGTCTTATTGGCCAGAAAAAGTATGGTGCTACCATGATGCAAGAAATTAAAAACCAAGATAAAGATCTTAATAGGTTTTTAGTAGATGTGCAAGAAGAATTAATGGATGCAATACTATATATTGAAGCAGCTAAACGATGTTTGAGAGATGAGGTAGAAGATGCTATATTAAAACACGTTTATGAAAAATAAATATAGACGTAAAAAAGGACCTGTACAATCTAAAAAAATAACATATGATGGAATTACTTTTTCATCAGGATTGGAAAGGTATATGTATATGGCATTAAAAAAATCTAAAATACCCGCTGTATATGAAGGCCAAACCTATGAAATATTTTCTGGATTTGATTTTCCTAATCTTTCTTATGAAAGATGTGGTAATGGAAAAGGAGAATATAAAAATAGAGGTAATAAAAAAATACTTAATATTAAATATACACCTGATTTTATAGGCAGAGGTTTTATAATAGAAACTAAAGGTAGAGCTAATGAAAGTTTCCCTTTACGTTGGAAAATGTTTAAAAGATATGTAGTAAACCATTTACCTGGTGTTACTTTATATAAACCACAAAATCAAAAAGAATGCGACGCAACAGTAAGATTGATATTAGAAACCAAAAACAATTAGCAAGACAAAAGTATGCTGAGCGGCAAATAGATAAGTGGGTAAAATGGAGAATGCAAACTAAAGGCTACATGCTTTATAAAGATTTAGTAGAAATGCAAAATAAGTTTAATATAAAATGTTATGATTAATTTTAATAAAAGTTGGGAGTTAAGTGTAGGATTTTATCCAGGTATATTATTTGGTATAAGATCTTATACAGAAAAAGAATATGTACAACATGTATTATATCTACCTTTTGTAGATATTTGCTTAGAAATAGATAAAGAATAGTATGGGATTATTTGATGAAAGAATACCTTATAAACCTTTTGAATATCCAGAGTATTATACAGAAGGTTGGTTAAAACAAGCACAAGCTTTTTGGTTACACACGGAAATACCTATGTCTAGTGATGTAAAAGATTGGAACGAAAAGCTTACACCAAGTGAGAAAAACTTAGTTGGTAATATCTTACTTGGGTTTGCACAAACAGAATGTGCAGTATCAGATTATTGGACACAAAAAGTTGTAACGTGGTTTCCAAAACACGAAATACAACAAATGGCTATGATGTTTGGATCACAAGAAACAATACACGCTGTAGCTTATTCATATTTAAATGAAACCCTTGGTCTTGAAAATTTTGAAGCGTTTTTACAAGACGAAGCAACAATGGAACGCTTTGATAATTTAGTTAGTTATGATGGAAATAAACCCACAGGAATTGCAAGAAGCATTGCTATATTTAGCGCCTTCGCTGAAGGTGTTAGCCTTTATTCTGCCTTTGCTGTTTTATATAGTTTTCAGCTCAGAAATTTATTAAAAGGTATTGGGCAGCAGATGAAATGGAGTGTGCGTGATGAATCACTGCATAGTAAGATGGGTTGTGCTTTATTCCGTCATATGTGTAAAGAAGATAAAACATTATTAACTAATTGTAAAAAAGATATATTAGATGCAGCAAAAACAATGCTTAAAGCAGAAGAAAAATATATTGACAAAATGTTCGAGCAAGGAGATATTGAAAACCTTAAAGCTTACGACCTCAAACAGTTTATTAGAAAAAGACTCAATGAGAAAATTGTTGAACTCGGTTACAAAGACGAGCGGGAGTACTTTAAGTTTGACAAAAAAGGAGCAGAAGATCTTGACTGGTTCTATCATCTTACCGGGGGCCACACTCATACTGATTTTTTTGCTGTGCGTCCGACTGATTATTCGAAAGCTAATGAAGGTGAAGACTTTGAAGATATGTGGTAATGATTAAGAAAAGATTTTTAAGGTATTTAGTTAAAAACAGAAGACTTTCACCTAAAGAAAGATTAGCAAATAGACTTGGGTATTTAGGTACAGGGTTTATAATGATAAGTCCTTATTTATTACCATATGGAAATATAGGAGCTATAACATATATTATAGGTGGTATTGTGTGTACACCCCAAGTGTGGGTTGCTAAGCAATGGAATTTAGTATTTATTAATTTTAATGTAATCGTAGGTTACACAATATATTTATTCAAATGAAAGAAAGTACAATAGTAGGAAAATTTAAAAAGCTAGAAAAACAAATGCTAGCAATAACAAATATAATGAAACGTTTAATACAAGATATGGGATCAGTAGAGTCTATAGCTAATGGCACATTAAGTGCTTTAAAAATATCAATGACAGAAGAAGAGTGGGATGCTATAGTTGAAGAGTTAAAACAAAAACATAAAGAAGAAACAACTGAAGAGTGTAAAGATTGTGATAAAGATAAAAAGCTAGAACTATAATGTGGAATAACGATTGGGAAAAAGGTGTTGATTATCCTTCATGGGGTAACAACGATATATATAAACAAACTATATCCGGTGGTTATTTATTTAATGGAGAATCTCCTCGGGACGCTTATATGCGAGTAGCTAAAACAGTAGCTAAACGTTTATATAAACCAGAACTTGCAGATAAATTTTTTGATTATATATGGAATGGTTGGCTATGCTTAGCTTCACCTGTACTATCTAACACTGGTACAGATAGAGGTCTACCAATAAGTTGTTTTGGAATAGATGTAGCTGATAGTATAAATGATATAGGTAAGAAAAACCTAGAGATGATGTTACTTGCAAAACACGGTGGGGGTGTAGGTATCGGAGTTAATATGATTCGTCCTGCCGGAGCTAAAATTACAGGTAATGGAACTTCAGACGGCGTTGTCCCTTTTTGCAAAATATATGACTCAACTATACTCGCGACCAACCAAGGCGCCGTTAGAAGAGGAGCTGCAAGCGTTAATATCAATATTGAACACAACGATTTTCTCGACTGGCTTGAAATTAGAGAACCTAAAGGAGATGTCAATAGACAATCTCTTAACTTGCACCAGTGTGCTGTCGTTGGTGATAAGTTTATGCGAAAACTTGAAGCAGGAGATCCAGAAGCTAGAAAAAAGTGGTCAAGACTTATACAAAAACGTAAAGCCACTGGAGAACCGTATATCTTATTTAAAGGAAATACAAACAAAGCTAATCCAGCAGCATATAAGAAAAACAGTTTAAAAGTACATATGACAAACATATGTAGTGAAATAGTATTACAAACAGATGAATCACATAGTTTTGTATGTTGTTTATCTAGTCTAAATCTAGCAAAATATGAAGAGTGGAAAAACACTAATATTATACATGATGCTATATGGTTCCTTGATGGGGTGCTTGAAGAATTTATACAAAAAGCTAAAGGTAAAATTGGGTTTGAAAACTCAGTGAGATCTGCTGAAAAAGGTAGAGCTTTAGGCCTTGGTGTATTAGGTTGGCACACATATCTTCAAGAAAAAGGTTTACCCTTTGAAGGATTACTAGCTCAGTATGAAACAAGAAAAATATTTAGTCAAATAAAAATAGAATCTGAAAGAGCATCAATGGCTTTAGCTGAAGTTTATGGTGAGCCATTATGGTGTGTTGGTACAGGTATGCGTAACACTCATTTAAGAGCAATTGCACCTACAGTTTCTAATAGTAAACTAGCTGGTAACATATCACCAGGTATTGAACCATGGGCTGCAAATGTATTTACAGAGCAGTCTGCTAAAGGTACATTTATAAGAAAAAATCCTACATTAATTAAGTTATTAAGAAAACATAAATTAAATACTAATGAAATATGGGATAAAATATTAGAAGATGGTGGATCAATACAAGATATAAAAGAACTTGATAATATATTTTTTGCTAATGATATACCTGTAAAAGAAGTATTTAAAACCTTTAAAGAAATAAATCAATTAGAATTAGTTGCACAAGCTGGTTTAAGACAACAATATATAGATCAATCAGTATCTCTTAACCTTGCATTTCCTTCAGAAGCAACACCTAAATGGATTAATAAAGTACATTTAGAAGCTTGGAAAAAAGGTATTAAAACTTTATATTATATGAGAACTGAATCTGTGTTACGTGGAGATATAGCTGCTAAAGCTATGGATGAAAATTGTTTAGCATGCGATGGTTAATAGGAGCATTATTATTAACATCTTGTGGTGAATATTATCAAGGTGATTTAAGTTGGAATTACTTACCAGCTGATAAGTTTTTATGTTGTGAATATATATATGATTCAGGAACTATAAGTTGGACAACAAGAGTTGCAATTGAAAAACGAAAAGATGGAGAAAATTATTGTTTAAATAAATTAAAAGGAGAAATAATTGCATATGATAAATTTGATGTTACAGTATGCAGATATATAGATGATTAAAATAAAAAGGGAGACCGTAATGATCTCCCTTTGTACAGGAACTTTGGGGTGTGGAAGCCCATTTTATCGTGTTCCTTAATTTATAAAAAACGAAATAATCGTTGATAATATTATTATAACTATATATCTTATCATAAAAATAATTTTTAATATGTCCATATTACATCTTGTGATTTAGAAGGATCAGAATCTACATGAATAAAAGTATTACCTACTCCTATACGATTAAATCCTACGTCTAATAAACAATTAATTAGATCGTATCTATCCCTTGAATTATTACAATGCAGATCAGCTGCATAGCCTGTTAAATGAGATGAATTAGGTTTACCGCCTACTTTAGCATTATGAGCTGATGTGCGCATACCACTATTTATTTTAATAGGTTTATCAAATTTAGATCTAGCTAAATCTAGTTTTTCTAAAAAATCTACATTCATCAATCTACCACTACCTACCTCATCAGGTGAATCAAATTCGGTAATAGTAAAGTGTCTCATTTTTTATTTATAGGTTTACAATCTGGTACCATTCTTTTACCTTTCTTTTTAAAAGTAGGTTTACCATTAACTATATTACTATATCCTTCCCAACAAGATGTTTTTTTCTTTGTAAAAGGAGATTTGCTTTGTGAGTATCCCATGATTATTTTTTTTCTTTATGTTTTTGACAAAAATTTCTTGCAGCCTCAACACTACCGAAACCCCATTTTTTAAGGGCTCTTGCTTTTCTAGTAGGTTTACCTTTAGCATCTTTCATTGCACCAGCCATGCCAGCAAATCTACAAGCAAAAGAAACTCTACGTTTATTAGTGCCACTAGTTAATCTATTACCAAGATCTTTACCTGTTTCACTTTTATATTCGCTACGCATTTCTCTATTTGATTTTTCATACGCAGCATCTGTTAATTTTAATGGACTTTTCATATTATTCACCTTCACATTTTACTTCCTTGCATTCATTTTTTCCACAAGTACATTTTTTTTCTTTATTATATACTGTATCAAAAGCATTTGCACCAAGAAGTGTTAATTGATCTATTATATTAGTTTGAACTGTAATTAACATTTTTTCTAGTTCATCTTTTTGTTGTACTAAATGTTCTACTTTAGAGGTTAAACCTTCATTAGATTTTTTTAGTTCGTTAACTTCATCTGGATTTCTACCAATAACAGTCATTATCACCACTGATAAACTACCCACTATCATACCTATTATAGATACGATTATATCTTTATTAACTGTTGGTATTTCATGAAAAGATAAAAATGTTAATATACCTACAACAAGTATAAATATACCTATTGCGCCTACGTAATGTCTTATTTCTTTTTGTCTTCCGTTTTTTACCATTTATTTTGTTTTTCTTTTTTTCCTAGTCTTTCTAGTTTTTCTACTTGGAGCATAAAACTTTTTTGGTTTAGCGTCTTGTTTTTTAACACCTAATTCCCAATCAGCCCAACCAGCAGCCATTGCTACTCTTGCCCAAGCTTCATAATCAGAACTACTAGCTTTTCTTATGTTATCAATTTTTTTAAATGCTCTATCAAGAGGAATATTAAATCCTGCTGATATTACTTGACCAGCCGCTAAATAAGCAGGGTTATCTAGTGACCAGCCTTTTTCCATTATTTCTTTTTTATTCCAATCATATGTTCTAAAAGCTGATTGTACTTTACTAACTTTAGAAGATAAAGGAGGTGATATTTGTAATAATGCTTTTGTTACTTTATCTTCATATTTCGGTTGTTTTTTACCACTTTCTTCTGCTATTGCTAATGCCGCGTTTTTTAATACAGAAAATATAGCACCACCAATTCCTAAACCTCTTAATATACTATCTGCCATAGAGTTTACAACATCAACATATTTTTTATTTTTCTTATCTTCATCTTCTTCATCACCAAAACCAAGAGCAAATAAAGCACGTTGCATAGCATTAAATAATAAGTTTTGAACAAAACCATAATATAATATTTTAGATATATTAGTCTTTGTATCTCCTCGGTTATTCTTAATATCGCTAGCGGCTTTTTTAATTAATCTAGCATATTGCATAGGAGTGTTAGCAAAAGCCAATATAACGCGTCCTAAAGGACTTGCTTGTTGTTGACTAATTTTATCAGGTCTACTAGATTGTTGTGATTCTTCTGCAATTTCTCTAAAATCTACAAACGCTTGTTTTTCAGCTTCAGCTTTAGTCATACCTTGTTTTTGTAAAGACTTAATTCTATTTCTATAAAACGTAGCACCACCTGATGCAATTGCAAAACTATCTGCTATTTGTGTAGGTAAAAAACCAAGTCTAAGCATTTCACTTATAACACCTCTTACCCCACCCTTTTTAGCCATATCAGCTATATCATTTTCATTTACATTTAATCTTAAACCATTTCTTCTATCTAATAAAAAATCACTATTCATTAAAGTCATAAAGTCTTTCCAAAATTGTGGTTGGTTAGCAAACGCTTTACCTGCAGCAAATATATTGTTATCTTTAAAATTAATGAAGTTAACAGCTGATATAGTTTGAAGCACTGCAGATCTAGTATTAAAAAACATAATAGCACCAACAGAGTTTGTTAACCAATCTGTTACTCTACCCGTTAATGTATCAGAATTAAACTCTCTGTTTCTACCAGTACGCATACGCTTCAATATATTTTCTAATGCATCTCTATATCCTTTACCATAAGCGGCTTCAAGTTTATTTAAATTAGCATTGCTAAATATTTCATCTGCGTTATACTGCCATTGTTCTAAATACTTAGGTCTTTTAATAGTATTAATACCATCCATTAAATCTGTAGTAATAGTACCAGCAAGCCAACCATATCTAGGAGCAGGATATGAATCTCCTTTTTGTAATCTTATTAACTCATTAGCAAAAGTTACAAGTTCAGGTTTACTTTCAACAAAACTTACTAATTCATTTATATCTGTTTGAGACATACCTTCTGGTGTCATCCCTTGTTGATTCCATATATAAACTCTTACAGCTTGTTCTTGTGTATAAAATTCTCCAGGTATTTTTTTTCTTAAATTTTTAGGTACAATTTTTAAATCTTGTTTAAGCTTTTTAAAATCGTTTTGTAATGCTATACGATCTCTTGATATATTATCCATTGCTCTAGCAAATGGATCTAATAAATTCTTTTTATACCAAGCCATTTGAGCATCACCAAGTTTACCTTTACCTAAGGTTTTATATAATAAACCCATAAAGTCTTCAGCAGAAGAAGGTATAAAGAAATTAAACCTACCTTTGCTAGCACCAACAACTTGTGCTTTAACATCTGAGTATACTTTTTCTGCACCTATACCTGTTTTGTTTTCTATTATTTTATTAAAATCATCACTTAAATTTTGAGATTTACTAAATTTAATTTGAGCTTCAGCTTGTTCTAAATCTAATTCTGCCATTCTTCCTAATACCATATCATTAGTATAGTCTTGACGTTTACTAAACTTAACAACACTAGGTAGTTTTTCATTATTAAAAGGTGCAGCAAGTTTTTCTGATTTAATAAGATCTTCTTGTATTGCACTTATTAAATTTTTATCGTAAACAGTTCCTTCGAAACCAAACTCTGATAATATATATTTTGATGCTTCGTTTTTATCATAAAACCTATAATATTTTGAAGTGTTTGTTTTACCATAAGCATCTATTTTATCAAACTTATTTTTATAACCCAACATCCCCTTAAAATCATCAGCAATAGACATGTCCCATGTACCTGAAACAATAGACTTTAAAGACTGTACAGATTGCTGACTACTAGACTTAACATGTTCTAACTTTATAGGTCCATCAGGATCACCTAAATAAAAACCATCTAAAATAACTAAATCTCTTTCACCTTTTACGTTATCGCTATTAGCTCTTTTTAATTTTAAAATGTAATCTAATCTGCTTTCCAATTCTTTTTGATTTTTTGAACTATAAAGATAATCTTTTAGTAAAGAATTAAAAGCATTAAAAAAGTTTTTAGCAGACTCTTGATGTTCTCTTAAAAGTGGTAAGTTTTGTTTAGCAATTTTTATTTGTTCTTTTTCGGTTTTAGCTTCACTAATTTTTTTCTGAATATTTTTAAATCTACTAGCTGGAATTATTGTCTTAACTTTGTCTAAAAGTTCTTTTGTTTTAGGTGATATCCATTCTGCATTGGTGTTTTTACTTAAAGCTTTATAAAAGTCACCAAGCTTTCCGTCACCTGTAGTTCTAGTATGATAACCAAGCAAGGCGCCTGGAATAAAAGATTTTGTTTTGCCTAAAAGAATTTTTCCTTCTGTAGGTATGGCCTCTGCTAACGTTAAAGCGTGGCCAATAAATTCATTTACATCTTTAGTGTTTTCAGGTTTTAATCTTCTTTTACCTATTGTTTTTAAAGATTCAGTATTTTTCAAAAAAGGTAATTTCTTTTTATTTAATAAACTATAGTAAGGTAAATTGTTTGTTTCTTTTGTAAATTTAACACCTTCTTTACCAGCTAAAACAGCATCTTCCAACGCAACACTAATAACACCTTCTAAATATTCTGTATTATTAATTAATTTAGGGTTTGTTTTTATTTCTTCTGCAATAGCTTCTACAATAGCATCTTTACCTATGCTGTCTTGCATACCAGATAAAGCATTATATATAATATCTTGGTTTCTTTTACTAAACATAACAGGATTTCTACCCTCTCCTATATTTTCTATAATTCTAGGATCTGTACCTATTTCTTGTAAATATTGTCTTGCAGCTGTATTTGTAGCAGCTCTACCTATAAGCTCTAACATACCTTTTAAAGCTTGTGATGTACTACTTCTTACTTTAAACGTAGGTGATTTAACATTACCTTCAATACCTAAAGCTTTTTTAAATGATTCAACTGTAATATCTTTTTTCTTTGTAAACTGAAAGTTATTACCTATTCTTTTACCTTTAGTATAAAATAGTTTTTGTATATTTCTTGGTACACCTGTAGGCAAACCACCAATAGGTACTTTTTTACCAGGTTTATTTTTAGCTTCTACTTCTTTTACTTCTGTATTGTTTTCAGGTAATAAATTAATTATTGCTTTAGCATTTTTATTTACAAACATTAAAGCTTTTCTAGCTTCTGGTTGTGACAAGTTTGCAGTTGGTGAAAATATTTTTTTAGCTGGTATTCCTACTAAATCAGCTATACCTTGTTCATCTAATGTTCTTAATGTTTTATATGTAAGTTCGCTAACATTTAGTTTTTTAAGTTCTTTAACTGTTTTTTCTACAAAATTAGTTTTAGCTTTTTCATCAAGACCAAATAATTTTAACGGATTAGTTGTTGGTTTTTTATCTTCTTTAACTCTTGTAGTTTCAACCTCTGGTGTAGTGTCTGCTATTTGTCTTGATTCAGGAGCATCTATACTGGTGGTAAAAGCATCATCACCAATAAGCTGATCATAAAACTGCTGTCTTTTAGGTACAATGTTAGCATTAACATGTGTAGTAAATGCTGCTTTTGTAGGATCAAACCTATCTATAATACTTTTAAATTGAGATCTAACAAAACTTAATGCTTCTTCAGGAGCTACAGTACCTCTTCTTACATCATAACCTAATGCAGCTACAGCTACACTTTCATATTGATCAATTAAATTTTTTTCTAATTGTTTGTTGTTACGGTTTTCTATATATTCTTTTGCTAAATTATTAACATTTTGAACTTGGCTTTTAGAGAATTTTACAATTGATTTAGAATCATCTACTAATCTTTGTAACTCTTCTCTTCTTTTTTTACTTTCCGGTGTAATATTAAAATTAGATTCATATTCTTCTATTGCTTGAAGCTCATCATAAACTGGTTGTAACTCTTCGTCTTTTAACTGCTTCTGTAACTCTTCTCTTCGTGCTCTACTATCTGGAGTAATAGTAAAATTAGATTCTAACTCATCTATTGCTTGAAGTTCATCATAAATTTTCTTTTTACTAAAACCTTTTCTTTGTTTAGTATCTTTAGGTTTTTTAGTTTTTTTATCAGAGCTTTTATCAATAAGTTTACCTGTAGCTCCTTTTTTTGCTATATCTATAATTTCTTGATCAACTTCCCCTTTTAATAAACTTTTATTAAATTTTTTAATAAAATTATAAACATCTCTACCAGTATCAAACTGTCCTTTAAAACCAATAGCTTTTAAAAATGAATTATATAAATCTTTTAATCTACCACCTAAACTATTATCATATTTTATATCCCCTGTTAAAGCTGCTTCTGAAAATAGTGTTAAAGCTTCTTCCCAAGCCTGTGCATCAGTAATACTATCATCAGCTAAATAACTATTAAGTCTTTGTTTAAATTCAGAATTTGTTATATTATTTATATCAATTTTACCAAGTTCTGTTTTTAAAGCTTGACCTAATTCAATCGCAGCTTCAGGATTATTTTCTATAGTTTTAGCTACTATAGCATGTATAGTTTCATGAGCGCCAGTAGTAATAATACCATCTTTTGAAGACTGATCAATATTCTCCACTAAAACCATCTCACCCTTTTTATTTTTATAAAAGAAACCATATTGTTCGCCAGCCTCTTTTTCAATAGTAGGATCACTTGCAATTAGTTCATCAACTTCTTGTTGAGTTAATTGCTGAAAACTTGTGAATCCCATTTTCTTAGCATAATCTTTAGCTCCTTTAGCTATTTTCTTTTTAACATCTTCTTTTGTTTTAGCAACTTTAGATTTTGAAATTTTTTCATCAATTGCTTTAATTTTTTCGTTTATTTCATTATGAAAAGCAGAATCAACACCCTCTTTGTCTTTTATTAATTTTTGTTTTTCTACTAAAAGCTCTAATTGTTCAGCTGTTACATTTTCAGGAGATACTTTTGCAGCTCTCATTATATCAAGAGCAAACTGTCTTCCTTTTTTTAATTGTTCTAATGATTTTGGATCTTTAGTGTGTTTCATTATAACATTATAAGAATCAATTAAATCAGAACCTTGTTTTATTACATCATAATATAATAGTTTTTTATTAAAAGAATAAGTTTGAGCAGCTCTTATTCCTCCAAAACCACCTGTTAACATTAAAGTTCCAGCTATTAATTCTTTTTGTTGTTGTATAGAGTTTTCATAACCTGGTAAAGATAATGCAAAAGCAGATTTAACAGCTAAATCTAAAACAACCTCTGACTCTTCTTGTAGTATTTCACCTACATAACTTTTTAATAATACCTTTCCAGCTTCTTTTGTAGCAGCAACATTAGCTGCAGATTTTAAGTTTGTAACAAAATTATTTAAACTAGCTTTAGAAAATTGAGGAGAAGTAAACTTTCCTTCAATACCAATTTTAGCTGAAGTAATTGCAGTTCCTAAAGATTTAATAAAACCATATGTTTTAGCTTTATTATCTTCTAAACCTAACTGTTTAGCTTCATTTATATTATCTAAAATGCTTACTTTAAAAGCAGCATCAGCAACTAATATTTCATTTTTTAATTTAGAAGATAATCCATTTAATCTACCTTCTTTACCTCCAATTGTATTACCTATAAGTTTTTTTATTCCTTCTACTTTCCCGCGTTTAGCTTCAACAATAATTCCTAAAGTATAAGGTAACATATCTGTAGCTAACCTTGCATAACTCGATGCATCGTCAAATTTAAATTTTTCAGCTTTACCAGTACCAAAATAATTAAAATCTGCAACATCAAATAAAACATCAGTAAATTCATCATACACATTATAATCATTAGAACCAGAAATTAAATTAGTAATTTCACTTCCTAACATACTTACGCCCGTAGCACCAAGAGTAAACGGGTTTGCTTTTAGTACAGTTCTAACAATACCAGTGTTAAATCTACTAACTAAATCATCAGCTAGACTTTTTCTATTCCCTGGGCTACTATATCTTTCATTAAACTTTTTAAGTTCATCTGTTCCTTTAAAACCATTTTTAATAATACCAGTAGCTAAGTCTATTCCATATTGACCTTGAAGCTCTTGAAAATTAGAAAGTATATTATTTCTTTCTTTTACTAAATAATTATATTTTTTAATTTTTCCAATATCAGAGGAATCTGTTATTGTCATTTTTCCTTGAGTTAAAACACTTAACTGTTCATCTATATTGGTAACTTCATTTTCAAAATCTGTTTGTTTTTCATTTATAACAGCAATTCTTGCTTTAAATAATAAATTTTCTTTATCTTCTAAATTCATTCTATTTTTAGCAAGCCTTTGTAATTCTTTATCACTAGCAATATCTAATACTTTTGCTTTTATATCATTGTCTATACTAATTTTTCTAGGATCATTTTTATAAGGGTCATAATGATAATTAACAATTCTTGGAATTTGTTTTAAAAAATCAACTGATCTTCCTCCACTTCCTCCAAATAGTCCCGCTGCTCCAAATAAAGGACCTTCTGGTATTATGTTTTCATTTACTATTTCAGGATCTCTTATTAAATTGTTTAATGCATCTTCATATGTCAACAATTCATCATCAGTATCGCTAATATCAGTAACAAAAAACTTTAATTGATCTTCATAATCTTTTTTTAATGTTTTTTCTTGTTGTCTAAATTCTTCTTCTGAAGAAAACATATCATAATTAGCAATTAATCTTTGTTCTTGTTTTTTATAATTTTTTGTAAGCTCTTCAACTTTATTATTATTAGATCTCCATTTATCACTTTTTTTAGGTTCAGGTATAGTATTAATATCAAAAGGAGAATCACCTGATCTAATATTTTTTATAAAATCAACATCTTTAAAATCATCTTTTTTAAACTTTGATTTCTTTTTTTCTTTTGGTTTTTTTATTTCAACATTTCTATATGATCCTCTATCAACACCCATACCCATAGAGCTTAGTGGGCTCCATGATACTTCTGAACTAATTTTTTTTTCTTCTTCTTTTTCATTAAGTTTTACAACACCTAATACACTTTCAATCTCTTGAATAGCCTCTGTATCCCAATCAGGTATATCATATGTTTGATTATCAATTCTATATTTAGGCATTATTGTGTATTATCGTTAACTTGATATTTTTGATATGTCCAGTTTTTACCCTTTGGATTTAAACGATCAGATGGTCTCCAACTTTTTTCAGGATTTTTTTTGTTAAACGATTTAGCAAGTCTTTGTATTTCAGCTCTATAGTTGTTGTCAATCTCAGCATTACCTTGTTCTATTTCATCATAAAAAAGTTTAAATATATCATTAGGGTTAGTAATATCATAAATTTCTTTACTTACTTTTTCATTTTCTTTTCTTGGTTGAGTAAAAACAGTTATAATATTACCATTTTGTGAAATAGTATCACCTCCTTGTAAATATTTTTCTACAAAACCCGTAGGATTATTTATAAAGTCATCAAAGTCTTCACTAGCTCTTACTTGATATGGTTTTGGTTTGTCTGTATCATCATCATCAGGCGTTAAAAGTTTTGCATCACCTTGTTTAGCTTTTAAATTTAATCTATATTGTCCAACCACTGCGTCATTAAATTGATCTACGTTTTCGTCTGTTATCTCAACATAATCAGGTATTTGTTTTTTACCTTCTCTATTCCAAACATCTAACCATTTTTTTGTAGATTCTTCATCTAAAGTTTTATTAACACCACCTACTTCATTAACAAAGTTTAATTTGCCAGCATTTTCACCAGCATTTAACATGTACCACCCTCGTATTGAGTTTTCATCTTGAGATTTTAATACTGCTAAACCTTGATTATTTATAGCCATTAAAGCGTCGGTTGTTATTCTATCTATATCATAAGGTATAACTGTTTTTTGAATTGTTTTACCTGTAGGGGTTTTTGATGTCACTACATCTACAAGATCTTGGTTTAAATACTTTTTTTGATTATAATTATTTTTATTATCTACAATACCACCATCAACCAACGCGTCTTTAATTAATTTAGATGAATCAATAACTTCACCTGTATCAAATTTAGTTTCTGTTGATAAGTTTACTTCTCCTTCTACACCCTCAATTTTTGCATATAAAGCACCATTTTTCATATATACAGATTCTAAAGCACCTTTATCTAAACCACTTAATGCACCCATTACTTTATGATAACGAACCATTTTTTCATTACCAACCATAACCATACCATTTGGTGTATCAGGTGAAGCTTCTTTTCCGTCTTTTCCAACACCTCTTCTTTTTAAATAATCTCCTATAGCATCTTGCACTTCAGCACCTTGAGTAACTAACTGACTTATGTTTTTTTGTTTATCAGATAATTCACTGAGCATTGCGGATTTTTCTTCTTCAGTTCCACTAAAATATTTTAAGTCACCTTGAAGTCTAGTAACATCATCCATTAAAGCCATTCCATATTGAAAATAGGCATCACTCTTTACACCAGCTCTTGTAATTCTATCAATAACAGCTTGTTGGTTTTCTATAGCCATAGCTGTTCTATCAGTTGCCTCTGCTTCTTGTTCTTTAGCTTCTTTTGTTTTTCTAGCATTAATAGCATTCATTGTATTGATAGAAAACTGTGCAATGTTAGCTGAAGCCTGTTGCCACATTTTAGCTGATTCTGTATCTATTACTGTAATTGGATTTTCGTATGCTCCCATATTTTATATTTTTAGCCTTTCCATATTTCAGGATTACTAGCAGCAGATCCAGCAACACCTGCAAATGCTGTCATTCCACCTGTAATAGCAGCTGTGCCTTGTTGTCTTGCCGCCATTTGAGCTTGTTGTTGTCCTGTAATTTGTGCTTGTATTCTATTTAATTGTTCTGTTTCTCTTCGTTCTTTTTCTCCATAAACAAACTCTTTACCTTTTACATCTACCTCTTGCATCCTAGCAGCTTCACCCATTAATGCTCCTTGAACCCTTAAAGCTTCACTCATTTTTGTTTGTTGAAGTTGTTGTTCTCCTTCTAATCTTAGTTTTTCGTTTTGAGCTTCCTGTTGTTCTATATTAGCAGCAACACCTTGTTTACTTTGTAAAGCAGCTTGAGCTAAAGCTGTAGCACCACCTGCTGATGCGCCGCTTGCTTGTAAAGCATCAAGTGTGTTTGCTAATGCAATATCAGATTGCTCCATTTGTATTTCAGCAGCTGTTGTGGCTACACCTAAAGAAGAATAAGGATTACTCATCATTCCACTTAAATCTTTTACCATACTAGAAAGATCTGTTACATCTGCATATGGATTTATAATCTCTTGTCTGTTATTTTCTAATACTCTTAGTTGACCTTCTAACTGCATTCTTTTTTTTGCCGCTCTTCTTTCAGCTCTTCGTGAAGCTGATGCCCCAAAAATTGCACTACCAATAGCTGATACAGCTCCTATAGAAGCTGCTACTATTGCTCCAGTGCTATACAACATTGTGGGTTCTGCAAATGTTTCTAAACACATCATAGTTTATTTATTTTTAATATATTCTTCATATTCTTCAGGTGTTAAAGCATAATTATATTTTTCAACATAATCTAATTTTTTTTTGTTTGTAGGGTTTTGAAACACATTTTGAAAAATAGAAAACTCATTAGCTCTAATTACCCTTTGTGTTCCTGCTTTAGAAAAACCTACATATGGTGCTTCATAATGTTCTTCACCATTTTGATCTACAATGGTAATAAAACCTTCTAGTAAAAACCAAACGTGATCTCTTTTATGGATAGCCCCAACTATTAAAGCCCCTTCATTTAAAATCATTTGTCTTAAATAAATACCAGGAACAAACTCATGTTTAAGTTTACCCCAATGACCTTTTTTTCTAATTAACTTACCATTATTATGGCTTAAAAATTTATTAGATTTATGTTCTAATACATTTTTTGTTAATGTTGCTATTTTATTATTAAATTTTATTATACTCAATTTGTTAATATGCTGATTCTACAAAATCAGATGATACTGCAAATAGTTCTTTCATACCACCTGGATCGGTTAATGTATCTGTGGATACTTTTACTGTTGCAAAATAACCTTTTATACCTGTCATTTGATTACCAAATACTACTTCACCTGGTGCGGCTGCACTATCATTAACTAGATTAGTAACATATTTGTTTTCTTTTCTGTCAAATCCAGCATGATTAATAGGTGGTATTAAAGCTGTAGTATTAGCTGTAATAGGTGTTGTTGTTAAATTTGCAAACGTATTACCAAAGTTATCATATGATCCTTCATTATAACTTCTTATAAACGCTACACTATCGTTAGTGTTTGTTGTAGCATAATTTTCAAAATCTGTATTTATACTACCTATACCTGTTGAGTCAGATATAAAGCTATCAACTTCCCAACCATTACTACCTTCATAGTTAATTGTTTTAAATACTTTAGATACACTTACATTAGGATTAAATATAAATTCTATAGAAGCATCATTGTCTACTCCATAAAATTGACATCTTGGTTGTGTAGCTATGTAGTGTTGATATAAACCTGCTGTATCTAAAGCATCTACAGTTGATTGGCCTGTGGTATAAAATTTATTTTTTAAACTCAACATCATACCAGGTTTATACGTATATAAACTAGTCCAACCTTGTACTTGTTCATCAAATGATAATGTTTTATAATCTACAGATGAAAATTCAGGTTGTATAGATAACACATACTGTTTATTATATATGTCCCAACCACCTGTTAGTTTACCATTACCCATATTAGCAAACTGATCTCTAAAGAAATCAATCATACCATAATTAGATATTTCAGTTAAACCATCTTGTGATAGTCTCATTACAGCATTTCTATCTTTATCTGTAAAGTATTTTCTTCTACCATATACAGCAAAACTTTCAGGGTTTTTACTAATACCAAAATTACCAACAAAAGCTTGTACTGTACCTATAACAGTGTTAGATGTGGTAACGTTTGGTGTACCTTCAGCTGTATATATAATGTCTTTATCTATAGGTGCTCTGTTAACTTTCTTTTCTTGGAATATAATTAAGTAATTATCTTCTGCATAAAGCTTTTGTATACTACCATTTGCCGGATCTACACTTTTTGTAATATCTTCTCCAACTGGAAATACATTAGTATCATTTATACCTGTTCTAGCATTAAATATACCAGAATAAATCATAGAGTTAATTCTTAAAGACATATTAGGATTATCTTCTACTAAATAAGCTCTTACACCTTGACCACAATATGTATTATTATATCCACCTCTTATTCTTGATTCTTCTATAGCCCAATCTCTTTCATTATCAGGATTGTTTGTTATAGCAGGATATGTAGCATCACCTCTAGACCCATTCCATTCAGCCGGTGCAGGGTTAGTGGTGTCATTTAAAGTCTTTCTAAGTATAAAAGAATTAAAAAATTTTACTTCTAATGTTGCCGCCATAATTTATTATTGCATGTTTCTTTATAATATTACTTAACTACAAGTGTTAGGACCAGCTATATACCAGTTTTGAGCAGAAGTACCAGCTTGAAAAGCTCCTAAAGTTGTACTTACCCCAGTTAATCTTACTTCTATTTCTTGACCAAATCCTCCTCCTGGACTAGTTGTATATGTAGCTTGAGAATTCGAACCTATATTTATAGTACCTATATTAGGATAACCTTGTAAAGCATTAGGTGATTGAAAATTAAGTGGAAAAGTAGATTGTCCACCCGTTATTAATGCTTGACTATCTAAAGATGCGCCATTTGTTATTTTTTGAAATAAATCACTAATATTACAAGTAGAATTAGCAGTAGCAGCTGATACTGTTTGTGTTAAAACAACTGTACCACTTGCGCTTTGATTAGTTATAGTCATTGGTCCAAATTGTGGTAAAGCAGGAGCTGCTGGTGTACCTGCGTTTCCTCCTGTTGTTGGATCTAAAGTAGCTACACATGGTTGAGCTGTTCTAATAATTTTTTTACCATATTGATCAAATTGAGCTGACCATTTCATATCTCTTGCTGAACTTAATGATCCATACGTGTAATTAGGATTAGGACAAGTTGGGCACGTAAATATAGGCGCACCATTTCTTGTAGAACTATATTCATTACCCCATTCTACATTTAACAAACCATTATCTTCTCCTGAATATGCAAACCATTTAGTACCGGACGTACCTGGATTCCAATGTACAGTTAATTGAGGATCTGCATAAAATTGAGATACATATTTAAATGCCCATTCTCTTGCATATACTACATCTTCGACTGCTTGTATTTCTGCCTCTGTCCTTGAATCCGATCCTCCTTTTGTTATTCTGTATGCAAATGAAGATGGTGGTGTTTTTTCTACACCTTGTACTGCTCCATTACCATAACTAGACGCAAGTTGAACTGGATTATAAAAATCTCCAAAACTTAAATATATTCTTTGATTTTCTTGGGCATTTAAATAATCAGAATAAGCATCTATAGGACAATTAAATGGACTTAGCGTTGGTATTTTAGGGTTAGTTACTGATATAGAATTAGTTGGTGATATATTAGTACCATAAGGATACCTTGTTACAAGTCTATATTCACCAAATTGATCAGGGGCGTCAGCTGGTGCTGTTCCAGATGGTTCTCTAAACGCTTGATTTCTACCAACAACAAATAATTTTCTACCTATTGTTACTAACTCTGGATCTGTTACATTTTGTTTTGATTCCATCCAAGATTCAAAGCTATCATTTTTAGATGGAGTAGACCCTGTACCTTCCTGTGTAATAGCTGAACTTAATTGATCTTTAACACCTGTGTTTGAAAAAGAACTAGGTGGATCGCCTATAATTACTGAACTATTTGATGTTGCTCTATAATATGTATTAGCTTGTGCACCTCCAAACTGAATTGTATTACCTTCTATATCTTTTGCTGTTTGCCAAGGTGAATTAACATCTTGTCTATATTGTAAATAAGTGGGCCATATTACACCAGGTCTATCATTAGGAGCTTGGTTATAGTTACCAAGTTCAAAATCTACAATAATATAAGCACTACCACCGGGTGTATCTGTAGTGCCTGCTGTAATACCAGCTGGCACAGCACTACTACCACCTGTTGTTGCACAGTCTGTTCTACCGTTTAACACTACGCCAGCAGGGCTATTATATAATGTTGAACCTAAACCAGAGTTAGTTTCACCCATTGTTACTTTAGCATTTCTATTAGAATTAGTCCACGTCCATCCCGTACAATCAGTTGCGCTGGTAGTTACACTCCAAGGTGCAGCCACTGTGGTGTTTGATAAACCACCTTTAGGTTCTCTACTAATTGGAGGTAAAGGAGTTGTAGTAACAGGGTTAGTGCTACCTGTGGTAGCTGCAGCCCAATAAAAACCGGATGATTCAGATGCTTGATTTATACATATATTTTTAATACTATAAAAACTATCATTTAATGCAAATGTTTCATATCCTTGATTACCATTTACAACTGTTATACAAGTACCATCTGCTATCCCACCTATTGTTGTGTCAGCAGTACCCGCATCACTTAATGTAACTGTTAAAGTTACTGGTGTATTAAGCGTAGCTGTAGGGTCTGTTACTATACCTGTTAAAGGATCTATTACTAAAGCTGGTATACCATTAGCAGGATCTACAGGTGTTTGTGTCATATTCCAAGTTAAATCTTCTTGGTTTTTACTATTATCTTGACTACCATTAACACCAATAAACTCGTGTATTGTAGTTGCTCCCGGTTGTGCTATAATAGGATTTGTACATGTTATTATAGGCGCAACATTAAATAGTTTTTCTGTTAAAGCTATTTGTGTTGTTAATCCATTTTGTAAACCACTATCGTTGTTTTGTACAGTAAAATTAAAAGTAAAAGAATCTTCTACTGGTGAATTAGGACTATAATAAAAAAATGTATTATTTATAGTTATTAAATATGTATCAGGATTACTTACACCATCTCCTGCTGTTCTAGTTAATGTAAACTTATTTGTTACATTTTCTCCATTACCATTTATAACTGAAAAACCTGAAGTTGTATCAATGTTGCTATTTATTACAGGTAGTTTTACTCCTGAAGCGTCAGATGTATAAGGAAAGAAAGGTAAAGGTGTATATAAACCATTACTATATGTTGCTGTTGGTGATGCAGTTGGAGTAATATCTTCAGCTAAATTAAATGTCCAAGTATCAGGAGCTAAAGACATGTTTGTATCTGTAGTAAAGTTTTTAATTACTGCAGAACCTTCTTTAATAGCTGTGTTTAACTCAGATACTGTACCAGCTGATGATGTTTCCCAATATATATCTAATCTTGATTCAACTGGTTGTGTTTCATAAATACTTAAAAACTGAGTTTGATCATCAGTAACATTAGTTGTAGCTTTTGTACCAATAGGATCTGCTGAATTACCTATAGATACCCTTGCTAAAGAAGGGTTTGAAACTGTTTGATATATAGATCCATATTTAGTACCTGTTGTATTATCAAACATATTATTTTGATCAGATATAGTTGATACTGTATCTGGTATAGCAATGTTAGTAGCAGTATTTACTGGATTAAATTGATAATTATAAGTAGGTGTAGCGTTTGCATGTGGTGCTATTCTACCAAACAATTGTACAGAACTTCTAAATTGTCTTTGTTCTGGACCAACTTCAGATAAGTCTCTAGGTACTTTGTTTATATTATCATTTATAAGAGAAATAAATGAAACTGTATCAGCTGGATCAGGTGCGGTAGACTGTTGAGCAGCTGTTAGGTTAGGATAAAAATTCATAATGCTTGGTAAATAAACATTATAATATTCTTGTTCTGTTTGTTTAACAACTATTTTATAACTATACCAACCAAGTGGATTATATTCTGCGCTAGTAGGATCTCCATTATATAAACCTGGCCAACCTGTAGTAATATTAGCAGGTACATTTTCTTTTATTGGGGTATTAAAAAGTATTTTAATAGAATCTCCTGGCCATTGTTGTATTCTATTTTCATTAGCTGTTGTGTTAGAAACTTCATTATATGGAAAATAAACAGTATCTCCTAATAATGTTAAATTATCACTATCTGTTGCTTGTGTATTAACAGACGATAATATAGTTGTAGAGCTTCTACCATATCGATCAGACAATATAACCCCTACTTGATAATTTCTATTTTGTTTAACAGTGTGCATTGGATATTCTCTTGATACTGTTCTTTCAATAGGTCGTGGTACCGTAGGATCATCCGCAACAAAAGTTGTATATTTATCAGATACAGCTACATTATAATCTAATGTTTCTGGTGGAGTATGTTTGTTTTGAAAATTACCATAAACTAATCTATTGCTAATTATTTCTTGAGTATGAGCTCTAACTGGAGCTTTATCATATACTCGAATTAATTCATCATCTGGTAAAGTTTTATAAGGTTTACTACCTTGATAATTATATTCTATAGTTGTAGAAGTATTAAATCTTTCATACCCTGTATTCCCTGTTTGTGGTATAACATCTACAACTTGTACTGCTAACGCATCTGATTCTTTATATAAAATTTCTATTTCAGATATTTTTAAAGTATCAAATAAATTTATAGCTTGAATACCATTGTTATCTTTATCTAACGGTAATGGTATTTGTAAAAATATATTATTAACTTTATTTTCCATAAAATCAACAACAGTACTTCTATATGTAGCTTGCTCATCTGTAGTATTACCTGTTGGTGTGGTTTGACCTATAAAATAACCATCTTGTTTAGGTATAAATGTTGGTTGTGTAAACGGGGCCATAACAGAATAATTACCATCAGAATATTTGAAACGATAACTAAATCTTACAAATTTATCTTCTAAAAAATCAGGATCTCCATTAAATTTTGGGTTGTAATTTGGATTAGTTGTTAAACCAGGAAAGTCTTCGTTGTATGTACCGCCAGGGTTCATCGGCGTGCTAGCATCTTCCATACTTGTTACCCAATAGCTTGGTGATGTAAGCGCTGTTAATGTGTTTTGGTTAAAATAAATTGTAGTACCTGCAGGTATATCTACCGTGGTTGTAGCTAAAGGTGTACCGGTAGATAAATTAGATCTATCTATTATAGTTATTTGATTACCATTTGCAAAACTTTGTAAAACCGTATCTGCAGGAATACCTGGTACAGTTACCCCTGCTGCATCTACAGCTGTTATAGTAGCACCAATTAATGTTTTATCTACACCTAATTCTCTAGCTAATCCTAATCTATTATCAGCTTGTAATAGTATTGTGCTGCTACCTGTAGTTGTTATTCCATCTGTTAAAGCAGAACCTCCGTTTGGTAAAAAAGAAGCATCTCTTTTATGGTATAATTGTATAGATTGAAAAGGCGCATATGTAGCTACTGAGAGTTGATCTTCTGAATTATAATAAGGAGGGGTTGCAACATATGTTTCTTTTCTTAAAGTTACATTAATTCTACGAGGTTGGTTTCTATTATCTGTCCAAAATAAAATACCTTCTAATAAATTAACAGAAAGTATAGGGAAATTTTTAGAAAAATTTAAGAATGCACCTGTAACTAATAAATTTGTTTCATTACTAGAAGTGTTGTGAACATAAATATAATTGTTTGCTGTAGAAGAATAATTTAAAGATTGAAAATTATATGTCGATGATAAAGTTTCATCATAATCAGTTAAAAATATATATATATTATCGTTAACTTCATCTGTATATAAACCAATAGTTGTAAGATTACAATTACAACCACTTAAAGTTTTAAAATCTATAAGAAGTTTGTTACCTAAAACATTTTCTAACGCTCCTACGTCGGCACCTTCTGATTTACTTACTTGTATATTAACTCCTTCACGATATTCCCCATTTGGTAAAAGCCTGGCATCCAGGTCTTTATTCATTTTGGATTTAATAAAAGCATTTTTAACTTCTGCCATTTAATTTAGAATTTAAGCCATTTAGATTTACCTCTCATTATTTGAACAAACTCATTAGATTTCAAATTAGATAATCTTATTTTTGCGTTTCGTAGTTTTGCGGTTTTTTCTCGTTTAAGTCTTTGTACTATATACTCAGGTTGATTTATTCTACTAGCTAAAATAGCATAACTTAAATAAGCATATACAGCTTCTTCAGCTAATTTAGGCACTCGCATATCTTCTTCATATGCTAATCCATCAGATACATATTCTAATACTATAATTTTATCTTTTAAATCACTAGAAAAAGCAAATGTACCATTTCGATCATTTATTGTAAAAGTACCATTCATTTGAGATACTTCAGGTTGTAAACCATATCTTTGACCATAACCATAAAACCAATTACCATACCAACCATATAATCCATCAGCCACAAGCCTACCTGTTATATCATCACGTATTTCTTGTAATATCTCCGTGTTTTGGTCTTTATATCTTTTTTCTGTTATCGATGTGCCAGTTAAATTTTGCCCTTGGTTATCTTGTGTTGCTATCCCTTGAGCATCTTGTATAGGTTTTGTATAAGGATTAGTAGTTAAAGTAGTAGGATAAATAATATGTGTTATACCTATATCATCCACCCAAGATAAATTTACATAATTAACATAATCTTGGGGTATAGGTACATTTAAACTAGGAGGTATAGTTAACTCTTGTGATTTAATACTTCTTAATGTATCATAACTAAATTCTTGTAAAGCTCTTTTAGTATGAAATATTACATCGGTTCTTTTTACACTAGGTATAAGTTTACCAGCACCTACATATCCCACTAAAAAGTTATTAACTAAATCTTGTACTTTAATATATGAATAACTATTATAATTATGTTGTGTAGTTTTACCAAAAGCATCTTGATTACCATATTGACCACCAGTTTCACTTAATAACTGTATAACAACAAAAGTTCCAGCTGGTTGAGCTGGTAATGTAAACACATTATCTAATACTGTATATGTGGTAGTATATTCTGTAAATGTACCTGGATTACCATTAGCACTAGTATAAATTCTAAAGTTGTTATCATTGTAAGCTTCTGCTGTAGGATCTGAACTACCAAAAGTAATTGTTGTATTAAATGTAGTGGTAAATGTTGTTTGATCTGTTGTAGCAATGAACATTTGAGCACCTGCATAATATTGCGAATTAGACTCAGTAATTAAACCGCCATTTGGTTGGGCCATAATTTATATTTTTTCGTTTTGTTCATTAATAGCAACTTGTTGAGCTGCATCTTGTACTATTTGTGGATCTCTAATTACTACACCTGCATATTTTAATATTTGTAATATAAGATTTGTTTGTTCAGATATATGTAAATCAAAATCAACAGAACCTGTAGGCATTGTATTAGCATCATATAAACTTGAATTATATAAATATTGACCTAATGTACCAACTGTAAAACCCCAAATAGGGTTTACTGGTTTTCTAATATATTCTACTTGTATATCACCAGCTGTAATTATTGTATCTGGCTTAATATATAGTTTAAAATTTTCAAATAAATATATTGGAAAAGTTGTTGAAGGTTTTGTAAGAAGAGATTTGTTTATTTGATAGAACTCTGCTCTATCAACTCGTTGTATTTCAGTATGGTTTTTATATAACACCGTACCTAATCTATAAAATATTACTTCTTGACCATATCCATCTAAACCTGGAAGTGTCCAGTAAGAAAGTGTTTTGTTTGTACTAGATGGGGTAATTGATGTATAAGCAGCATCACCAAAAGTTTTAAATATAGCTAATTTTTCATCAAGATTTTTAACTCTATCCGCATAATCAGTATCAGTTTGTGAAACCCTTATTTGTTGGTTCATATCTTCAAAATATTTTTCAAATATTTCTAGTTGCACTTGAGTTCCTAGACTATTAAACTCAGAAGGAGTTATATAACCTCTTTGTTCTTTATTTAATATAAGTAAAACAGTTTGATATACCGTGTTTACGTTTATAGCCATGTGTATTTTTTATTATAATAAAGGAGGCACTTGGCCTCCCTTATTAGTATTACATATTAAGAAAGTTTTTTCTCTATAGACTTAAAGATTTCTAATCCTTCATCAGTCTTAAAGAATTGAGCCATTGCAGAATATGGATGTTCATCAAACGGTACCGTCATTAATTTTTTACCATTTGAAGCCCACATAAATGTTCTTTGATCAGAACTTAACTTTATTATTCCAGCTTCTGTAGCTTTTATTGCAAAGTTTCGTAATTGTACATTTTCATCATTTGCTAAATCTAAGAATAGTTTTGCATTTTTCTTAGCAAATACAAGTAAATCTCTTTTTATTTCTTTAGAACTCATCTCTGCCACCTTAGATCCCATTTCTACACGTAATATAGCTTCTGCTTGATCAACATCAATAGTTCTAGCCATATTTAATGCATCAATTTCAAGTTCTAAATCTACAAGTTCATCTTGTGCAATTACTACTTCATCTACTTCTCTATATCTTTTACCTTTTAAAGGATGATATAAAGATAATATTTTTTGTAAAGCTTGATTTTCTTTTTTTACATATAAAGATCCGTCTCTAAATACTATATGTCCTAGAGTTGCTTCACCTTTTTGTTCGTCTTTAAACGGAGAGTTTTGATTAGTTGCATATCTTATTTCTCTCTGTTCTTTTGTTTTATCATCATACCACAATAACGCATGTCGCGAGGTGTGTTTAGATGGTATTTTATATGTTAATGGACTTTGAGGTCCATTTAATATATATGTTCTATCTTTTATTTCCCAACTAGATTTTGAGATTGTTTTTTCTTTTTTTGCCATGATATAATATAATTAAATAGTTAATGTAAAGACAAGGGCACCTTAAAGATGCCCTATCTTTACTAAAAAATTAAATACCTTTGAATAATACAAAGTTATTTGCAGCTTGAGTTACTAAACATCTTTCTGAAAGGAAGTTGACTTCCATTGCATCAAGATTAGAAGTGTAAGCACCTCCAGCTGATCCAGTTAACCAAGACTTCATACGTCTGTCTTCTGTTTGAGAAGCTCTATATCTAACGTGTAAGAATGGTCTTCTAATATTTGTACCTAAAATTTGATCGTAAACAGTTGAAGTACCAGCTGGTATTAAAACTCCTTCAATTGATTGAACACCATCAATAGCACCTCTTGTAGAAGCATCATTTAAGTATTTCCAATCAGTTTTATAGAAGTCATATGAACCTCTTCTGAAACCGCTAAAACCTAAGTTTAATGCCATTTCTTCAGAGTTTTCAAATAAACCATAAGCTGTACCACCGCTATTACCGATAGATACATTTGATAGCATGTTATCGAATTCTAATGCTGTTTGTCTTTGTAAGAACAACATGTTTTCTTCAATAGCACCTTGAGTGTCTAGATTTTTAAGTATTGCATCAAAGTCATCTAAACCAGAAGCACCAGAAAATCCTACTTCAACATTACCTCTTGAAGAGATAGCAGCGAATAAACCTTCAGTACCTTTGTAACCAGCAGCAAATGCATCTCCTGCACCAATGTTAGTAGCAAGTTCACCTTCAACACATACCATTTCTAAATAGTCTTCAAATCTTAATCTTGTTTCAGATTCAGCTTTTAAATACCATAAATAACCTGTAGTTCCATCTTCAGTAGCAACTTCAACCCAACCTATTTGAGCCATATCAGATCCATTTATTGTATAAACGTTTCTAATAATAACTGGTGAGTTGTTATATTGTTGAAAAGCTGGAGTTATAGTAATTTGTGGTTGGTTAGCTAGATTTCCTGTTTGTAAACCAGCAGCTGCATTACTTGTTGCAGCTCCTTTTTGAAATTCTGAACCAAATACAAATATTTTTACAGTAGCATCAAGACTAGCAAGTGTTTGTGCTGTATAAGGAGCAACAGTAAGTACACCTGTAGCTGTTTGTGAGGTTAATACAACACATTTTAATTCATTACCAGAATCATCCATAGCAACGATAGTTTGTCCGGGAGATATTACGTTTCTTGTAACACCTGGAGCAGTTGGAGCAGGAATTGTAAGAGTATCACAATTACCAGGACATCCGTTTGCTACACCATCATAAGCTATATGTAATCTGTTTTGTTCTGACCAAACAACTTGATCTGAAGTTAAAGGCATTTCAGCGCCTACCATACGTAAGAAACCAGAAAGAGTTCTGTTTCCATATCTTTCTACTTCTTGTTCGTATATTTCAGGTAAATATTGCTGAGCAAAATCATTATTACCATCTGTAAAAGATAGGTAATTACTAGCTAATAGTTGCTGATTAGGAGCAGGAACTATTGAGCCAAATTGTGGAGTTAAACTTCCCATAATTTATTTATTTTTTTTAATTAAACGTTTTCTTTTTTATTCTCAATTTTGAAGAATCATAACCACTAATTGCTTTTACCTTTAAACCACCTATAAATACTTCTCCAGAAGCTGTTTTACGAGGTTCTGTACTAATATTTTTAGATTTAGCTAACTGTTCTTTTATAGCATCAGTTTTACCTTGCTCATAAAAGTGGTTAACAATAGTATCCACATTTCGTGCTGCATATAAAGCTTTGTGATAACCAACAGTATCAACAATTTCTCCATTTTTGCCTAGAAACTTTCCAACAAAATTAGATATATCACTTTGGTTATTTACAATTGATGAAGGATCTTTTATACCATATCTAAACTTTTTATCTCCTAATTTAAAATCAAAACCTTTGAATTCTTGGTTAAATGTTTGTTTAGTATTAGATACAAACCTTTCACGTATTGCTTCTTGTGCTGCTTGTTCTTCGTTGTAGCGATTGAAAAAGTCCATTGCTTTTTGTTGTTCCTGTGTTACTCCGGGTCTCAACTTGATTTCGTCGTAATATTTAGTTTTTAGGCCTTCTAAAAAGTTTTTAGCTTTTGCAATTTCTTCTTTGTAAGCGAGTTTTTTCTTTTTAATATCTCGCTCTTCATCCACCTCTTCATCATATGTAAAAGAATCTTCTATTATAAAGTTTCTTTCTTCCATATTTAAATGAGGTTTAGCTTGTTTGTAATATTCATGTAATAACATGTTGTCATCTACTTTACTATAATCAGCATTTAACCGAGTATAGTCTTCAACAGTGCCACCTGTTTCTTCCATGAATTTTACTAATTTTTCTATGTTTTCAGGGAGCTTTTGTGTTTCTGCTTCCTGTAATATTTCTTTTTGTTTCGATGTGGTAGTGGTAGTTTCATCGCTTCCTGCCACTCCTGTCTCGTTAGTATTATCTTCTTCATTTATTTCTTGTATTGGTGAATCAGATTTTACTTCTTCGTCGGTTTGCCGTACTTCTTCAACCACTTCTTCGCTGTTGCTACTGTCTTTGGGTTTTTCGACAACAGCATCGCTATCATTTGTCTTGTGTGTTTGAACGGCATCTTCTTCTTTTTCTTTTTTAGGTTTACTTAAATCTACTTTAATTATATCAGGCACTTTGTCTTCACCTAATTGTTTTACTTTTTTAACTGATTTTACTTTAAATTCACCTTCTTTTTTTACAGGTTCATTTGCTTTTACTTCAGTTTGTTCTTCTATTTTTTTTGGTTCTTCAACCTCTTTTTTTGTTTGTTTTTTTGACATAATAAAATAATATAAAATTAATAATAAATTATCTTGGGGTAAATTGTTCTAACCCAAAACCGTCAAGACTATCATTATCTGATTCAAAATTTTTAGGTAGTAAATCATTTTGTCTTTGACTAATAAGTTCACTTTGTTGTGTTCCTTGTATTTTTACTCTGTTATCTTTACGATCTTCAATAGCATTTTCTTTTTGCTGTTGTGCTTGTCCTTGTATTTGAGCTAACTGCATATCATAATTAAACTCTTCAGCCATCAACTGTTTTTTAATTAATGCTTCTTGTTCCATTTTGTTTATTTCAAACTGAGATTTAGCTTTTTCTATTTGTATTTCAGTTTGAGCCATTGCTTGTTGTTTTTGCACTTCAGCCATAGCAGCTTTTTCAGCAGATTCTGCGTTTGCTTGAGCTTGAGCTTGTATGTTTTCTAATTGTTGAGCTCTATCTAATTCTTGCTTCTTTTTCTGTCTTAGTTTTAAACTTTGATTAGCAAGTTTATTGTTTTTAATTTGCCTTAAATCTATTGCATCTTCTAAACCAATATTACCGGCTTGTAATGCTATTTGTATGTTTTGTTCTAAAGCAGCTTTTTCTTCTTCTTCTGGTTCAAGTTCTAAATAAATACCAAAATGATGCATACTTAATTTTTGTATTTCATCTAAAGTATTTGTATTAAATGTATTAATACTAGATAATAAAGTTTGTTTTGTTAAAGGAAAATTTAACATATCTGCAACTCTTAAACTTATATTTTCACAAACCCTAACAGTTAAATACATTAAAGATTGTAATATATGTTTTGTTGCAGTGTTAGAATTAGCTGCTGCTAATTTTTGTAAACCTACTAATGCATCTTTAGCTGGTGTTGTACCATCTCTTGCTTCGTTTAATCCGGTTACATCTCGTATCATTTGTAAATAATACTGATATGTTTGTATCATTGAAGATATTTTACCCATACCATTAGATGTTTGTAATTCTTGTATAGGTACTTTACCTCTATTTAAATCACCTTCTTGTGTTAAAGATCTACCAACAATGCTACCAGTTTGAAAATACATGTTTAATGCTTCTGCTGGATTATAATTAGTACCATTACCTAAATCTACTTCAGCTAAACCATCTACGTCTAAATATACTCCATCAGGAACCATTCTAGCTAAAACTTGTTGTAGTTTTAAATGTGTAAGTTGAATCATATCTGCAAAACCTATTGTTTTACTTACAATAGATTCTATTCTACCTTGATACATTCTAGGGGCAGAAATAACATAATTCATATTAACTTTAGTGGTATCTCCAAAAGGCCTAGTCATGTTTTCACTTAATCTCCATTCTAGCAGATTATTACCTAAACCTAAAACTTTAGCTCCACTATATAATACTTCTATTGATCTACCAACTCTTTCAAAATTATCATTAGGTGGAGGATCAAAAGTATCTGGTTTTTCTAATGTTTTTTCTAATCCTTGATCTGTTTGTTTTATTTTAAAAACTTGATCTTGATAAGTTTTATATTCAAAAAACAATACTTGAACTTGATCTTTAGTGCTTTGTGCCCACCATGTGCTATCTGTAAAAGAGTTTCTACCTGGATATTTTTGTATTTCTTCTAACTCTTTATCTGTAAGCCAAGGAAATTGTCTTTTAACCTCTGATAATGACATGTTTTTTACTTCACCTACATAATATATATCTTCAAAATTAGGATCATCTGTATATGAATAAACTATATTAGCTGGATTTACATAATCAACAGTAATACCTTCAGATAAGTTAAAACCAGTTTTTACACAACCTATACCTAAAACTGTTAAATCTTGTGCTAATCTTTTTTTAGTTTCTTCATATTTATTAAAATCTAAAACATTATTAATAACTTCTTCTTCAGCTATTTCAACACTTTGTTTGTATTTTAATTGTAAATATAATTCTAATTCTTCAGGATCATTAGGTAATGCTTGAGGATTAGTAGATTTATAAAAGTTTCTACCTGTTAATTGTGCTAATTGATCAATTTGTTCTTTATGCTGTATATCTCTTAATGCATTAAAAGCAAAATTAGTTCTTTCTTTTATAGCATAAGGATCTTGCGCATAGGATTTTATTTCATATCCTTTATCTGTCATACCATTAACTACTATATCTACAAATTTAGATAATATAGGTACAGGTTTCCAGTCTAAATTAAGATAAGATAAATCACCGTTAATAGCTAATTCATCTTTATATTTTTGAACAGGTTGTTCTCCTCTTGAGTATAATCTTAATCTATTAAAATTTTGAAAATTATTAATAAATCTATTTTGACCACTACTATTTTTAAACCACTCACCTTCAATTGCTTGAGCTACTTGTAAACCATATTCTTTAGACATTTTCTCTTCTTCAGGTACTACCTGATCCGGAAAAGCACTATTATAGTTAATGTTAACCATCTAATTTAGTATTTTTGAATTTACTCCTTTATTGTCATATTTTTTAAAACCTAAAGGTACAGTTGTTAATTTTCTTTCAGCAATAGGTCTATATTTATTTTTATTACAAGCCATAATTGCTAACCCAGAACTTATAGAAGCATCATGTAGTGTTCTATTATTTATATTAAATTGAGCCCAATCTTCTAAAGTACGTTGAAAATACATATCTCCATAGTTTTCACCATCAAATCCTATAAAATTTTCTATATAATCTTCTATAGCAGCAGCATGAGCTTGTTTTATATCTTCACTAGAATTAGGTATACCACCTATTTCTCTTTCTGTTACAGATAATTTATTGTAAATTTTATCTGGTCTATTCATTGAATATCCTCTATAACCTCTACGTTTTAAATAATATAATAATCTTGGTTTGTTATTTTCTGCAAGTATAGGCATACCGTAAAATACAATTGCCATTAAAACATCTTCAAAAAATATTTCTGCAGTTTGTGGTCTAGCTATATATTCTAAAAAAAATGTATTAGGAGGAACATCCGCCATAGTGAATTTAGTTAAACCATGTAAAGAACCTTTTGAGCCTCTGCCATCTACAGTTCCTGATATATCATATGGATCACATCCAAAAGCACCACAGTCTTCGTTTGCTGGATATTTTATACCATTTTTAATTATATATCTATTTTGTAAATTAATAGGTGGTATCCATGAAATAAAAAATCTACCACTATTATTAGGAACAAACATTACTCTAGTATCTTTAATCCCACTTTCCCATTGAAAATTACCTTGTGTTATAGCTCTAGAGTGTTTTAAATCTTCATTATAATCTATTTGTTCATAAATTTTTGCCAAATTAAATAAAGATTCTTTTGCTTCATCTCTAAAAGCATGTTTTTCTGTACGTGGAAATTGTCTATATAATTCGTTTAAACCGTCTTGATCCTCTTTTAAACCTTCTACTTCATTTTCCCAGTGCGAGATAACCCCAATTTCAATTGTTGTTCCGTCAATTCCTTTAATCGGTTTTTTTGGTGTGTCGAATACAGGAAAGCCATAAGAATCGATGTATCCTTCGTAGTTCCATTCCATAGGTATGAACAAAGAATATAATCCTGAACCAGTCTGTCCATTGCGGTTTCTTTTTTTAACGTCTGAAGCATCATATAATTTTTTAAAATTAGCACCACCTTTATCTAAAGCATTAGAGGTAGAACCCATCATACATTTACCTACAATTCTACTTCCAAGTCTTAACGTTGTCTTCGTGACCCTCCAGTTGTTGAGTATATTGTCCGGCCTCTCCCATTTACCTGATTCATCATGGGCGAGTAATTTGAGTTTCTCCCCGTCGTAGGAGTTATCACCGGTATTCTTCCAGTCAATGGTAGTGTCAAGCCCGATGAGCTCCTCGGCCTGCTCGTTCTGGTCGATCTTGCGGCGGGTAAACTTCGATGCCGGTACCCTATATGCCAGTTCAGTCTTTGGCCTGTCCATTCCGTCCTGAATAGGCTTAAAGAAAAAGGGGTAGTTAACCGAAATGGGGACCACCTTATCTGTGAACATCTTCTTTGCATCTCCACCAGTCTTGGATAAAATGCCATACCTCGAGTCAGCGGAAATTGTAGCTTGATGAACGAGTTCGGAGCTGGCCATGAAACTAAATCCAGACCTTCTGTTCTTAAGATAACACATTCCATAGGATCGATAGTCCAACTTACATGCTTCCCAGAATATATAGAATAAGCGGTTTGATTCTCTGAACTGCGCAGAGCCAACATCAATTTTTGTCCACTGCAAGTACATATAATGAGAGCCAGTAATATAGGTAGGAATACCTTTATTATAGAAACTAAAACCTTGTTCCCTTCTTTTAAACTCTTCATCAATATAGTCATACCATTTATTTTTAAAATCTAGAGATGTTTGATTCCAATCAAAAACAGTTTTTAATTTACTTAATTCTTTTGGAGATTCAAACACTTCCCAATATTGTTCTAGTTTTTTATTAGATCTTTTATACGTTTTTTCTAGTAAAGGTAAAGCTATTTTTAAACCTTGTATTTCATATATCTCACCAATTTTACCAGTTTTACTAATAACAACTACATCATATTCT